CCAAATCCAGCAGAGACTCCAGAGATATACTATGGAAATGAAAAAAGAAGATATTTTAAGCAACCGTCATTTGATAATCAAGACATGAATGCGATAAAGTCAACTCATCCAATAGAAGAAGAGGCGTGTACTGAATGCGGAGAGGAGATGATCGATGGTCAGTGTTCTCAGTGTGGAGATGTTTGGGGGAAACCTGATTCTGGACACCAAGCCACTATGGCAAGAGCTGAACTTAAAGATCTGATATCTAACGCATCAAAGCTTTACAGCATGGTAGAACCAGGAACAGAGCTTCCAGGTTGGGTTGCAGCATATATAACTCTTGCTAGTGATTACATGCATAGCGTAGCAGAATATGCATCAGAAGTTGCTTAAACATAATTACAATGATAAAACTCATAGATATACTCAAAGAGAGTATAATAAAATACAGAGTAGTATTTACAGATTATGGAGATGAAGAATTCCCTACAAGCAGAATTTTTGATTCAAAAGACGAAGCAGAAAGTCGGGTTGAATCAAATGAATGGGAGGAACGTGGAGTAGAAGAATATGATCCTAGAATTGATGATTATATTTTTACAACTAGAACTCGATATTATAATCCAGAGGATAAAGAAAATTATTTTGGGTATAGTATAGAACCAATATCTAGAGTAGATGAATCTTTTGATGAATCTATAATGAAATCTCACTATAAAAAGATATCAAATAAGGTAGACAATATCATATCAAAACTAAAAGATAGAGGGTATATCAAATAAACTTTTAGAAAGTAATAAAGATATAGATAATCTTATAAGATCTTTAGATGATATTATAGTAAAATTAAGAATATCTAAAAAGTTAGATAAAGATATCATAGATGATCTAAAAGATTTTTATGATATTGAGATAGATGATTATATGAAAGATTATTATCTTAGGGGAAAAGAAGTAAGTTCAGATTATGAAGATTATATTTCTGATAAAATACTCGATCTTATAGTGGCATTAAGACAAATAGAAAAATAATGATAAAACTGATAGACATACTCAAAGAAGTACATGAAGATCACTCAAATCCAGAATTTGAGGAAAATCCTATGGGGTATATTCTCAAAAAGTATAAAAGGTTGAATGAGAACTTAAAAAAACTCATGGGAGACAACTTTGAAGAGTATCTTGGAGGAGTATTTATCATGTCTGGTAAGCCTACTACTTTTAAGATACTTCTTAAGAACGGTCAATACTTCTATATGGCATTCATGGGAAAAGCATACGAGGCTACCGTACAGGGCAAGCGCTATTTCCTTATGAACATAGGAGAGATCCAGAGAGCCACTATGGCCATATCTAGGCTTCTTAGGTATGGAGCAAAGACTTCAGCACAAGGACCAGAAAGTGAAGAAGGACCGAGGTCAGAAGAGTTACCTGAAGAAAAACCAGAAAAGGAAGAAAAACCCGAAGAACCTGCATAACTCAAAAGATACATTTCACAGAGTCGATATAAAAGGTTATAATCTTACCAAGGACCTATAAATACAGTCGGTCAAATCCGATATATTTATAAACAAAAGTTTTTATGCCTGAACCAATTACGAGGCAAACCACAATTAAAGATAAGATACGAGAAGAGTTCATGAAGTGCGCCACAGATCCGGCATATTTTATGAATAGTATTGATATGGAAAAATATGTTTTTATAATAGAGTTTGCTATATCTGAAAATAGAAAAAAAGAAAGACTGGGAACTTACTATGAAGGACATCACATAGTTCCAAAATGTTTAGGTGGAAGTGGAGAATCTTATCAGTGGAAAAATCACGATAATATAGTATTATTAACATCAGCTGAACATTTTGAATGTCATCTCTTACTACACAAAATATTTCCAAATAATAAAAAATTATTTTATGCTCTTAGTAAAATGATCAGATCTAGTAATAATCAAAGTAGATTTATACCAAATAATGATATTTTAGATTATATTAAAAAAACATTTTCAAAAAAAGTAAGTGAAAGATGTTCAATTCCAATAAATGAGTATACTAGAGATGGAATTTACGTAAGAACATGGCCTAGTTCATACTCTGTAGAATTAGAATTAGGAATTCCACATAGCAATATTAAAAAGGTTATTAGCGGTAAATATAAAACTGCTGGAAATAGAATTTGGAGACTTAAAGAAGAAAATGAAGATAATAAATTATCAGAAAAAGAAATTCAAAAAGTAAAAAATTCTAAATTATCAACTCCTAAGTCCATATTACAATTTGATATAAATAATAATTTCTTAAAAAAGTATAAAAGTAGTTATAATGCAGCAAAAGAATTAAACTTAAGAAATGCAAATATTATAAAAGTGTGTAATGGATCAATAAAAAAGACCGGAGGGTTTTATTTTAAATATGAACAATAAGCAGACAACTATAAAAGATAGAATTAGAGAAGAGTTTGTAAAATGTGCTATAGACCCAGTATATTTTATGAAAAAATTCTACATGATCCAACACCCTCAAAGGGGTAGGATGCTTTTTGATTTATATCCATTTCAAGAATCAGTATTAAAAGTCTTTTCTGGAGATCAAAATATAATAATAAATAAGTCAAGGCAATTAGGAATATCAACATTAGTGTCTGCATATGCGCTCTGGTTAATGATATTCCATAAGGACAAGAATGTACTGGTCATAGCAACAAAGCAAGAGACGGCCAAGAACATGGTCACAAAGGTACGATTTGCTTATGATAATCTTCCAGTGTGGTTAAAGATCGGAGCTACTGAGGATAATAGACTAAGTTTACGGCTTACAAACGGTTCTCAGATAAAAGCAGTATCAGGAGCAAGTGACTCAGCTCGTTCAGAAGCAGTATCTTTTCTAGTAATGGATGAGGCTGCATTTATAGACAATGCAGAAGATCTTTTCGGTTCTGCTCAACAAACATTAGCAACTGGTGGTAAGTGCGTAGCATTATCTACTCCTAATGGCGTTGGTAATTGGTTCCACAAGACTTATGTAAGAGCACAGAAGAAAGAGAACAGTTTTTTACCAGTATCTCTTCCTTGGACAGTGCACCCAGAAAGGAGTCAAGAGTGGAGAGATAAGCAAGACCAGGATCTAGGAGTTAGAATGGCCGCGCAAGAGTGTGATTGTGACTTTAGTTCATCGGGTAATACTGTCATCATCCCAGACATACTAAGTTGGTATGAAGAAAACATGGTCTTAGAGCCTATCGAAAGAAGGGGACTCGATAAGGCAATGTGGATATGGGAGTACCCAAGCCCTCTAAAAACCTATCTGTTATGTGCAGACGTAGCAAGAGGAGACGGAGCTGACTATTCCGCGTTCCACATCATAGACGTAGATACATTGACCCAGGTAGCAGAATACCAAGCCCAGTGCGACACCAGAGAGTTTGCAAAGACAATACTGGCAGCGGCTTTCGAGTACAACAATGCCTTGGTCGCTGTGGAGAATGCAAACATAGGCTGGGACGTTCTTCAGACTTTGATCGAGAGCGGTTACAGTAACCTACACTACTCGCATAGGACAGATTTTAGTTTAGACAATGAGAAGAGACTTGAAAGATACGGAGCAACAGACTCGTTGGTTCCTGGATTCACTATGTCGTCAGCATCAAGACCTCTTATTATAGAGAGGATGAGAGACTTCATAGAGACAAAGCAAGTCAAGATAAGATCACTCAGGCTTTTAGAAGAGTTGAGAGTGTTCATCTGGAAGAACTCAAAGCCTCAGGCAATGCAAGGATACAATGATGACCTTGTGATGTCTTTTGCGATATCGATGTATATGAGAGACTCTTCTATAAGATTCAGAAGGACGGCAGAGAGTCTGACGTATGCTACATTAGACGGGATGAAGAAGATGGGAGAATCCCCAGTTTACAATACAAATAACTTTATAAATAATAATCCATATCAAATGGAGATCACTACAGTAAATGGAAATACTATAGAGGATCTGAATTGGCTATTGGGATAAAAAATAAAATATGGCAGAAATACAACAGAATTTATTTTCTACACTCCGCAGACTATTTAGTACGGACGTTATTATCCGCAATGATGGGGGCAATATGCTTTCGGTCATGGATACAGATAATATCCAATCCAATGGTGTTATTCAGACTAATTCTCTTATTGATAGGTTCCACAAAGTTTATACCACTTCTACTGCGTATGGTGTCAACCTGAATCTGGCGATGAACTATCAGTCAGCGAGAGTACAGATCTACGCTGATTATGATTCTATGGATACAGATGCAATCATAGCTTCCGCATTAGATATCATAGCTGATGAATGTACACTCAAAAATGAACAGGGTCAAGTACTGACTATAAGGTCTTCAGACGAAAACATACAGAAGATCTTAGAAAACCTATTCTACTCAGTGCTCAACATAGAGTTCAATCTATGGTCTTGGATAAGAAACATGTGCAAGTACGGGGACTTCTACTTAAAGATGGAGATCTCTGATAAATTTGGCGTGTATAATGTAATTCCATTTTCAGCATACAACATAGTGCGTCAGGAAGGATACAACCCGAACAACCCCAATGAGGTGAGATTCAAGTTTGATCCTAACGCAGCATTGGCAGCAACATCTGGATACACTTCGGCTTTCAACAACCAAGACCCAGGAGTGTGGTTTGATAACTACGAGATGGCGCATTTTAGGCTCATTGGAGACGTTAATTATCTCCCCTATGGTAGATCATACCTAGAGCCAGCAAGAAAGCTATTTAAGCAATATACGCTTATAGAAGATGCAATGCTGATCCATAGAATTACCCGTGCCCCAGAAAGAAGAATATTTTATAC